TCACTGCCGAGCGTGTATTATCCATACATGGATCACGTTTTAAGTATTCAATTGCCGAATCTATATTGCCCCGTTTCATCACCTTCACCTCCTCTCACAGTGCCTCCAGCGACGCGCATATCAACAGTATCAACATAATCCCTCCCGCCGCAATAATCCGCGGTACCAGCCATTCCACCCAGTCCACAATTGGCGGCCGGCTGTCGTCCTCGAAGTCGTCGAGGTTGTCAATATACTTCTGCATTTTTTATCCTCCCACTGCTTGTCCACCAGTACCGCCATCAGGCGGTTTCATCTTTAGATTTTGGTTTAAAATTTTCCAAGATACGATACAACTCCGGGAAATCCTCCCGCCTTATCTTTACCTTACTGGGATCTGTATATATTTTCCCGTCAGGTGCTTCGATTGTCACAATAGCCATATCACCACCCCTCTCTGGTAGATTGTATGTATGACGGGTTGTACTACTTGCGTTGTCCTTCTTGCCTTTTTCTTGTCTCCACTTTATACTGTACTTACAGGTTCCTGCCAGAACCAAGTACAAAAGAAAGGGGAATTACATGGATAAAAAACAAATTGCGCATGAAATTGCTTTAATTTCAGCAAAAGCCTGTTGTGATACCAACATGCCCGAATATGTAAATAATTCTGGTGTAAAAGGCTATGCATCTGATATGGTTAAACACTATCTGGAAGCATACGCAACTGCCGAGGAATCCTTAAACAACGCTCTTCCTGCAAAAAAGGGTTCCATAGAAGTATTAAAGTAATTTCAATTCGGAAATTAAGGGGATAACATTTTGCGTATCTCCCAGTATTTCCATGGCCCTCGTTGCAGACATACATTCTTCTTTAGCCAACAGCAGGATTATGTCTGCAATCAGGTGATAATCTTCTTCAGATGATTTAATAACTTCTAAATCATTCAAAAGATTAATACTTCTTCCAACCCGCTTAGTAGTAAGTTTTCCTTTTCTCACTTATTTCACCTCCTTAATTTTCAAAATGCCTTTCCTCTTCTTCCCATTGACACGTTGTGTTTTATCCCCCTCCTTGATATACTGTACTTACAGGCTCCTGCCCGAGCCGAGTACGAAAGAAAGGAGAATTAAAGATGCGATTAGAAAAAATAAAGTCTATATCTATTAAATGTCAAAGATGCGGAGCTACAGTCATTCTTCCAACCGAAACAGCAGATAACATTGACTTTCTAAAAACTGTTCAGGGTAGTTTCGGTTGTTCAGTTTGCCATGAGTCGCTCTCTCCATACATGACATCAATTATTAGTTCAGTAGAAAGATATAATAAAGCATCTTCTGAACTACAGTCTGTGGTTAATAGCAGTAACATATCTTTAAACCCATCTGTTTCTTAAGAATCCTTTCAGTCCTCGTTGTCATTCTGATTCCGGGGACTGAAAACCGTCGATCTTCTTTAAATCAGATAGAAATTTTCTTATTGCCTCCCCAACTACATCAGATTGATTCACATCTACATTTTCCAATGTAATATAACCTTCAATACCAAACCCGTTTTTATTCTCAGATCTGATTGGTACGTTATATCCTATTTTCATTTGGCGTCCTCCTTTCCTCATCTTCCCATTGACACAGATATTCGATAGTGGTATATTGGTGGCATCGAACATTTGTTTGTTTTAGGCAATTTTGTTTTCTTTTATAAAAAGTTCTTCCAATAACATGTTAGGATCAATTAGATCTCGAATTGCCAAAACTTCAGACCATGTAAATTCAGTGGCACCGTTAATTTTATTCCGTAACGATTTTTCCGAAATACCAAGCATCAAAGCAAATTTTTCGATCGTATAACCTCTTCTGCCTATTTCAAATTTCAAGCGATAGTACATATTGTCCTCCTTTCCGTTAACGGTTAGTTCTTTTTCAGTATATATCCTTCAACGGCAAAAGTCAACCAATTTTTTTGATTTTCTTTCCGTTAACGGCAAATTATTCTTGACTTTTGTATTCATTAGAGGTAAAATATTACCGTAGGAGGGTTAACCATGGGATTGGAAAAAATTGCTGAATATAAGAAAAAGTTAGGAATGACAACGGAAGAACTGTCTGAAAAATCTGGCGTACCGCTAGGCACATTAAATAAAATTTTAAGTGGCGCTACTAAAGATCCTAAATTGGAAACTTTAAAAGCCATAGCACATGTACTAGGTTTATCGCTTGATGACTTCGATGATAAGAAGAAAGTAGTTAATCAAGAACCTTCCTATGCCGATGTCGAGAAGCTTGTTGCCAGAAATGGAAAGAAAATGACTGTTGAGCAGAAAATGCGCCTGATACAGCTTTTGTCCGAAATTGAATTTGAGGACTGATTTTGATTGAGAAATTATTTATGCTGCACCGATTTTAACAGAGCTGGGCTTAATAAATTGCTTAGCTACATATTAGCAGTTTACAAGGAATGTAAAGCAACTACTTTTCCTATTGACTGCGTTTCTATATTGCAACACTACGGATTTAGAGTTTTAAATTATTCAGAATTGAAAGAAATCAATGTTGAGTTATATACTATATGTCAGAGTTGCACAGAAGACGCTTTTACTTACGAAAAAATCATTGCATACAATGAAAAAAAACCACCTGAACGCATTCGCTTTTCATTAATGCATGAACTGGGACACTTTATAATGAGTCTCCCTTCAACGGATAAATCATTTGAGGATCTCGCCGATTATTTCGCCAGTAACATTCTCGTGCCTCGTGCAACCATCTGGCACATGCGCTCAGATAGCGTTCGAAATATCTGTCGCACTTATGGAGTGTCCTGCATGGCTGCTAACCGAATATATAAAGATTATAAAATGTGTCACTTGAGCGAATGTAAAGAAATAAATCAGGAAATTCATGATTGTTTTTTCCCTATAAGCATTCCAGAACCAGCGCGATCTATTATCAAGCCAATTGAAATCATAAAAGACGATGACGAGGAATACGAGCCTACACCTAAAGAAATGTATGCTGATATACAACGAACACTAAAGGCCGGATTACCATTATCAACCAAATATGCATCTTTATATCGAATGTACCGAAAAATGGGATTAAAATAGCCTATGGCTGCTTAATAAAATTAAGGAAGAAGGAAATGATATGAAAAAAGCAAGATTATTTTTAGCAACGCTATCAATGTCAGCAATAATGTGTATGACAGCTCTGGCCGGAGAATGGAAACAGGATCAGACAGGTTGGTGGTATCAGAATGATGACGGGTCTTATTCTCAAAACGTGCTTAAAAAAATTGATTCTTATTGGTATTATTTTGATAGTACGGGCTATATGAAAACTGGTTGGTTCCAATTTTCATATGGTTGGTTTGGCTTCCGCGAAGACGGCAGTTGCCTTAATCCCATAAGTGAAATAAATGGGGCTCCGGTAGGTGCACCTGAAAACGGCTGGATTTCTGTCGGCGCTAACCTTCCAACTCTTGTTGATGGCGCTTCTGATGACCAGATACAATTTTATAATGATATCTGGTGGTGTTCTCCTCAATATTTTAACAACTTATCTGAACTTGCTGAGCAAGATCGGATTGTAAGAGAGCCGACAAACTCGCTAACTCCAGATACAGTTGTTGACTGGAGTAATGCTACTTATGATTACGATAATTATGATGACAGTGATGATTACGACGATTTTGATGATTAAATTGATGGCTTAAAATAGATAAGTAATATGTATAGAATTAAAAAAACCGCCCGGTGCTACCAACACCGAACGGCTTTACATAGATTTTCTCTTGCCGGACGCACCGGAATGAATAATCTACCTCAACAATAGAATTATATCATTTCCAAAGCGTCCTGACAAGGGGCGTATTTTTTATACCCATTTTTCGTATACATGTAAAAAACAGGAGATGATATCATGATAAAAGGCGCCTGCTACGTCCGCGTATCTACCGAAAACCAATTAGAGAACTACAGCATCGAGGAACAGACTGAACGTTTGACTGCCTACTGCAAAGCCAAAGACATTACCATTGTAAAATTCTATACCGACGGAGGCTACTCCGGAGGCAATGTAAACCGCCCCGGTCTCCAGCAAATGCTCGGAGACATCGCGGCTGGAATCATCGACACTGTGATCGTCTACAAACTGGACCGTCTGTCCCGAAGCCAGAAGGACACCCTCATGCTCATCGAAGACAAATTCCTCGCTAATCACGTCGATTTTGTCTCCATCAACGAAAATTTTGACACCTCTACCCCCTTTGGCCGCGCCATGATCGGAATCCTCTCCGTCTTCGCCCAGCTGGAAAAAGACCAGATCACCGAACGTTTTACCATGGGCCGCGTTGGCCGGGCCAGAAACGGTTATTTTCATGGCGGAGCTTATGCTCCCACAGGCTACGATTACGCAGACGGGAACCTGGTTGTCAACGAATACGAAGCCCTGCAGGTCAGGGAGCTCTATGAGCGATTTGCCTCCGGTCACACCCTGCACAGCTGCTGGATCTACATGCAGGATAAATACACCACAAAATACGGTGGTTGGAAAAGCGAAACTCTGGTCCGGAACGTCCTGAAAAACGAAGTATATCTTGGAAAGGTCAAATTTAAGGGGAAACTCTATTCAGGCAATCACACGCCAATTATTTCCCAAGACCTCTATGACCGCGTACAGCAGATGTTCCTCAACTCCTCCAAATCCGATGCTGCAATCGGACGAACATACACCCGCTCCCCGTTCAAGGCCAAGACGCTATTATCTAACCTCATTTACTGCCAAAAATGTGGTGCACGATTCCACGGCGAACACGGCAATTACTCTTGCTACAGCCGTACCAAAGGGGATAAACGATATGTCATTGATCCTGACTGCAAAAACAAAAAATGGAAGATCGAAGAGCTGGACGCCCTGGTAATCCATTACATAACCAACCTGGATTTCAATGAGCTGCAGCCGGAACCTGACGCGCTGCAAGAACACCAACCACTTAAACCGGATTATAAGGCCAGAATAACAGAAATAGACAAGCAGGTAGAAAAGCTTATTGAATTATACCAGATCGGCGGTATCCCTATCAATGTAATCTCAGAACGGATCCAGTCTTTGGCCAAAGAAAAAAACACTCTGACTGAGATTTTAGAAGCTCCGCAGCCGGAAGCTCTGACATTGCAGGACTTACGTGCTGCAAAGGATCGTTTTGTAAACCTCCTGGAATCCGGAGACTTGCAGGAAAAGCGGTACTGTCTAACCATACTGATTGACAAAATATTAATAGACGACGATGCAATCAATATCATTTTGCGAAAAATATGATTTACAAGTTTACAAAGCCCATGCACATGGTCAGTGCCTGTTTTCCGCAGGCGGCACACCGTTTGAAGCACCGGTCCAGGTTAAACGCAACTCTTGGAAGGTAACCGAAGTCTTCCAGCAGCGTAAACAACGGGAAAAATATTGCCATTGGAGGCAGCATAACCGATATTACCCATGCCAGAACCCGGTAAACGCCATGAACGAGGAGATCATTTACAAGCACTGGCATACCGATGGCGAGAAACAGCTCGCTGATCCGGTCTTCCACCCAGAATAAACCAGTGCTTAAAAGTTCGGACGGGTAGTTGGCTCCCGTAATCGTCAGCCAGAAAACGCCTAAAAGAATCAGAAACATAATGGGGAATCCGGTTGCTTTGCTTGTAAACA